AATCCTGAACCCACTGATAACCATCTGTCATCTGTGTCCATTTGGGAATTTCTTGATTTAAGTAATCAATATAAAAATCTGGATCCGATGTATGTCCATTTAAACATACAAATGTTTTACCACCGTAACTTACAATATCGTCTTTAATATATTGTTTACTAGTCTGCCACGGTCCGGTCCATCTAAATCGGATTCTATCAATTTTAAATTCAGCCATTTGCTTTCTTTCCTAATATTACTTGTATTTAACCATTATGGAGATACCCCATCTGGAAAATCGTATTCTTGGTTAATCCTAACAACTAAGTTTCCTTCGTCATCCACATAATATACTAAATTTCTATCATCCCACCTAAACTGTTCATAGCGCAGGTTGTCATATGATGTATTATGCTCTTCGTCTCGTCCTTCAAAAAATTCAATTCCTCTTTGAAAATCTGGATAATTTTCTGTTGGATCGCCTGGTTTATTTAATTGTACGCCGTCACTGCTTTTCATTTGGTCTGATTTTACCAAGTATAGATCGCCATCTTGTGTTCTACGTAAACCGTAAAAGTATCTACTTCCTTTTACTGTTTTTAATAGTGTTCCTACTTCTGTACCTTGATAAAAACTTGACATAATCTATTCCTTAACTTACAATATTAATTGTATTCCCCATGTTACTATGCGCTGAACATTGGTAATACAATGTTGCTGGAGCATTCATTGGTACTGTGAATGTAATAACTCCAGTTGATGCATTATTATTTGCAACTCCTGAACTATATGCTACACCGCCATCTGCTACTCTAATTTCAAATGGATGACTACCACCACTGTTGTTTACAAAGTAATATGTCATTCCACGCATTAAGTATAGTGCTGGATCATTAGTTGTTGTTGGAAATCCTGGTCCAGTAAATGTATAATCTGAAGTTCCATTAGCACCAATTGTCCAAGTAATGCTTGCTCCGTTTTGTGGAGCCCAACTTGTTCCATTATATGCAACTGCCGCGCCAATAACTGCGTTTGCTGTACTAACGTCTGACAATTCATTAAGTGCTTGTGCGCCCAACGCTCCATTAAAATTAATTGTAAGAGTGCCGTCAGTAATTTCAGTTGCAATATCAGTTCCACCAGCGATTGTTAATGTATCTGTTAATGTACTAGCAGATGTTGAACCTGTATCAGCCGCAATAGTTTCCCATAAGTTTTGATCTGTTGACTGATCAACAACAAATTCTAATCCATCTCCTGCAGAATTAACTTTAACGAATCTGTTTGCCGCGCCAGTAAATGCACTAGGAGTATCTGTTAAATTTGTAAAGGCACCGCCAAATAATGTTGGAGTGTTTGTAAAGTTCGTATAATCTAAAAAGTATGCACTATCAAATCCGTCAAGTGTGTCAGCGTCAAGACCTGAACCGCCTGATGCAATGTCAGCGCCAGGAGCCCACTGAGCACCATCCCATTTAAGTACATCACCTGTTCCAGGAGCAGAACTTGATACGTTACTTAATGCTCCAACTGGAATTGTTGCAACTTCAGCCGATGTAATTGCACTACTAAATTCTAAACCGTCGCCTGCACTGTTTACTCTAAGTAATCTTCCGTTTGAGCCAGTGTATGCACCGGGCGTATCTGTTAATGCTGTAAATGCACTAGAACCACCTTCAGTTGCTACATTGCCAGGAGCCCATTCATTATTAGAAGCGTTCCAAACTAATGCTTGGCCATCACTTGGTGTTGCTGAAGCAATGTCTGATAATTGGTCTAGTGTTGAAGATTGGTCAAGTACTTTTCTCCAAGAATTGTCATGAGCATAATAAACACAAGCATCAGCAGTGACCTTCGCTAACATTCCGTCATATGTAGTAGGATTAGGAAGATCGGAATATTCATCAAACAAGAATGTAATCTTATTACTACCATCTGATGTTGGAGGAAAAGAGTTTAAAACATTATTGACAACTACCGTTAATTGGTCACCATCGCCTAATGCTGTGTATAACTCTGTAAAGTTATTATTAATTTTTGTAGCGCCGGCTCTAAGATTGTCACCTTGTCCATCATTTGGAAGAACCCCTACGTTAACTACTTGTTTTGTCATATCTTGCTCCTACCGCTCCTATGTTTGATCATATGTAATATTGTTATTGTCCATTGTAAGGTTAGTATTATCCCATTCTTTATCACTATCTGTAATAGTAATTGCATCACCGGCATACTGTATTGCACCTTCATTTGGACCTTGGTTAATTCTTACAACTAGTTCACCTTCGTCATTTACATAATAAAATAAATTAGCATCGTCCCAACGGAACTGTTCGTAATTTAAATTCTTATATGTTAAGTTATGTGCAGAATCTCTACCTTCAAAAAATTCTCCGCCTTCGTCAAAGTCTGTATAGTTGTCTACTGGATCACCTTCTTTATTAATTTGAATAGTATCATTCAAACTTAATTGATCTAGTTTTCCTAAAAATAATTCACCGGCATCGGTTCTACGTAACCCATAAAAATATCTCTCTCCAAGATTATCTTCAATAGTTTCTGTAATACTCTGACCTGTGTACCATTGTGACATATTACACTATCTCCACAAAACTCATTACGCAGTCTAAACTGTCGTTAATATCTGATTCAACATATAATATGTTTGTTGAACCTAAAATAATTTTTTCACCACCATTTAAAACTTTTAATGTTGAATTAGGTGGAACTAATACATCTTTCAAGTAATAACCTACTACAGATGTATCGTCAGCAATTAATACACTAGCACTTACAACAGATGATGTTAAGTTTGCCAAACTTAATCCAATAACAGTTGCTCTTGCACTTGGTGGTGCTTCGTAAACTGGTACTCTTACTGTTCCTATACTTTTTTCTACTTTATTTTTAAAAAACGTTGCCATTTTATTATCCTATCGTAACTGCCATTTTAATTGCAATTTCTTCTGCATCTTGTGCTGATACAGCACCCGAACTACCTGCTACTGATACCCAAATTCCAGTAGGATCATAAATCTCAACCCTGTCGTCATCAGTATTAAATCTCATCATTCCTGTTTCTGGTGTTGGATGTCTGTTTGACAAATCACCTACTGGAATAACAAATCCGCCTGTACCTTCAATTTTAAAGTAACCTTGTCCGGTTTGGGCAAGTGTAGTAATTGCGCCGGGTACAGTATTAGTTATCGAATTTTGATTGAAACCAAAATTCTCTACAACAACTCGTCCTGTTCCGTTGGCTCTTAAATTAAGATCTGAGTTAGTTGTAACTGCTCTTACAGTATTTCCTTCAATTTCAATGTCGTCAACTGCTAGTTTAGCAACATTAAATCTAGTAGTATTTACATCTGCTACTAATTGTCCACCAGCATAAAAATATAAAGTATCATCATCTGCGCCTGGAGTTGCTTCTGCTAAAATGTAAGTATCTTGGTCCACATCTCTTACACCATTTAGTGTAATCCATTGTCCATCATATCCTTCAAACACATCGGTATCAGTGTTATAACGTAACATACCAACTGTTGCACTACCTGGACGTTCTGCTGTTGTTCCTCTTGGAATTGTTAAACTACCAGTTGAGTTAATATCAACTCTTTCACTGCCTGGTTCTAAAATAATATCAGTATTTGCTGAAATAATATTTGTTTTAAATGCTAAGTCGTCAATTGTAATGCTACCAGTACCGCTTGCACGTAATTCTAAATCTTGGTTTGTATTTGTTGTTTGAATAACATTAGTATTAATATTAATGTCATCAATTTGTGCTTCGCCAGCATATAAATCTTTCCAACTGTTTGTAATAGTACCTAATGTAAATGCGCCATCTTGACTTGGAACTAAGTTGCTTGAAATTCCTGCAACAATTTCAATACTATCAGTTGATTCGTCACCAAGTGTAATGTTTCCGCCAATAGTAACATCACCAGTTACATCAAGATTACCTGTAATATTAACATTGTCAGCAAAGTTAATAATACCATTAGATGAATCTAAGTTTAAATCTCCACTTAAACTTTCAACAGTGTTGCCACTTAATCTAATATCACCAGTTTGTACGTTATCTCCATTGATAATTGTTGTTGACGACCCTGTACTAAATCTTACACTTTGTAAAGTGTCAATGTTAAAGTTTGCATTAGTAAAGTTTACAGTACCATCTGCTTGATTAACATGGAAAATATTTCCTACTCTAAAATCACCTTTGTGATCTACTGAACTATAATAAACTTGAGCACTATTTAATTCTGTAACTTCTTGACTTTGTATTACTGTTGTCGGATCGTTATCTACTTCTTTGCCGTTACCAATGTAAGCAAGGTTTTGTGAGATAAGATACATAACAACACCATTACCGTCGCCATATATTCCGTAATTACCATATACACACGCACTACCAATTGAACGAATTTCACAACCAAAGTCTGAAAAGTCTGCAAGTTCAATTGCTGTAGCATATGCACCACTACTAAATGATATTTCTTGTATTACCTGTGTCTCATCTTCAAATGTATTTGAACTGTCTGCACCGTTAAATCTTAAAAGTAAAACAGTATTAATATCGTTTGCGACTTCACCTAATGGTAAAACATAACTTCCTAATGTGTATCTAGCAGTAGAAGAAATTCTAACATCATCTATATAACCGCTAAACTCTTCTGCTGAACTATCATATCTTGCACCAATAACAATTGGCTTAGTACTTCCTAAATCTGAACCGAATGCATTATCACTGTCAACTCTAGTTCCGTTAACATAAAGATTGATTGTCGTTGCTGAACGTGTTACACTAATATGGTGCCATGTTTCGACTGCTAATGACCCGCTGTCTGATAATATTTCTGCGCCATTATAATAAACTTTAGTAACTCCGTTATCGGTATACAAATATAAGCCTGTATCTGTTCCTGTACCTGCTCTAAAGTCAACTAATCCTCGTATTCCTGTAAATCCGCCTATGTTAGCATAGAACCAACCTTCGATAGTAAATTGTCCAGTACCAAAGCCGAAATCTGTATCACTAGCAGTAGAAGCACTGTCGCCAGTACCGTCTAGCATTAAACTTCCGGTTCCAAATTTCTTAATCGTTGTATCGAGTTGAGCGTCACCGTTGGCTAAAATTGTTTTTCCTGTACGCTGATACTTTGTTTCTATGCCTGAAACATTTCCATTTAGATAGATGTAATTTCCGTCAACTTCATTTACAGTTGCACTTACAGTTGCTCCATTAGAATCAACATATTGAAATGTATTTCCAACAGCAGGAGTACCGACTAGTCCGCTTAACTTAGTTTTTGTACTACCTGTACCTTTTAATCCGTTAGCACCGTTTTCACCTACGATTGCTTTATCAGCAAAGTAAACAAAACTGTTTAGCCATTCAATTCTTGCACCGTTGGTTGCTTGTAATCCAATACCACCTGGTGTAATAAATGTTACACTGTGGAACAACATACTTGCTTCACGTGAATTAGCAGTTGCTTTTTCACCGTCAATTAATGCTCCTCGTCCAGCATCACCTTGATCAAACCCTCTTGGATCGCTTGCAGATGTTACACTGCCTTTTGTAATTACTGAAACATTTTTAATATAAGGTGATCTTGTTGTTACTTCAAAATTATTTGCAAAACTAAATGCCCAGCCTGTATTGTTTATATTATCGTAATAAAAATCAGCAACAGTCAAGTTCATTACACTTGTTTCACCTTGTAACACAAACGCATTGTTGTTGTTTGTTCCTGCTGTTGGAACAATCTTAACCGATCTAATGCCTTCACCAATAATAGTTACGCCTGCTGGAACATTCAGTGGAAATATTTCTTCGTATTCTCCTGGATAAATGTGAATTGAATCGCCTGCGGTTGTCTGTGTTAATGCATGGCTAAGTGTAGCATAAGGATCTTGTGGGTGTTCTCCTAATCCTGTATCATTACCATTTTTTGCAACATAAAAGATATTGCCTGGAACTGCTGTAAGATCTAAATCTCCAATAGCAAGTCCTACAGTTGAGATACTTGTTGCTGTTAAATCATTAAAGTAACCATGCGACCATCTTTTAGTTGGAGAACCAATAGTATATGTATCGGTTATATCTGGAATTAAATCTGAAGCAATGTCGGCGTTAATAGTAATAGTATCTGTGTCATCATCACCAATAGTGATATCGCCGTCTGCCGTAATATTTCCAGTTGCGTGTAAGTTACCAGTAATATTTGTATCACCGATAAAGTTAACTGTACCAGTACCGTTTGGTCTAAATTCTAAATTTTGATTCGTTGCTGTTGCACGAATAGTATTTCCATCAATTTCAATATCATCTACATTTAGTTTATCTTGATAGATAACACTGTTTGGTGTAGAAATATTAAAAATGGGTTGGCTTGTAGATATTGTATTAGTAGCACCTTCTATAGTAATATTACCAATTGGTAATGTAGTGTCTAAAATATCTAATGTTTGAATTCTTGCTGTTCCGTTTACATCGAGAGCAGTCGCAGGTGAGTTAGTTTTAACTCCGATTCGGCTATTATTAACATCTAAGTACAATAAATCCGTTTCAAAAGCGAGATCTACTCCTTGGCGAAGTAAGTTTGCCTTTAAAAGCGGACCAGATATACGACCAACTGCCACTTTATTCTCCTATAAACGGGGATCCTGTCCCTCCAACCTAACTTTCATCCTTTCGGCTCTTTGCTGGTTGACCACAGTAATTCCTGCTACGGATTGGTCTTCCTTTGTAGCATTACTAGTATTTATATGTTTTTGGATATTAAGCGAGGATAATGTTCCAAAGGAAGTTCACATCTTCGGCGTATTCTTCAGTAACAGATTCTCCGCCACCTGCCGCTAAAACCCACTGTGTTCCGTTCCACGATTCTAGGAAACCTTTACCTACATCAGTATTAAATCGTGTGTGACCTTGCTCTGGATTTGTAGGACGTTGTGCTGTTGTTCCGTACGGAACAACTAGTCCTTTAGGTTGATCAAATTTTAAATAAGAATAAATGTCTGCTAACTGAAATGTAAACGCAGTATCAAGTGTATTTGTAATTGAATTGTCTTTAAATACAAGATCTTCTTGTCCAATTGCACCTAAACCATTTGATACAAACTGAATATCTGCATCAGGAGTAGCACTTGTAATAGTATTCCCATCAATACTTAAAGAATTTTGTGAATCAAGACGATTTGTTTCTAGTATTTGTCCAGTAAGCGTTGTGTTTCTATCTCCGCCTGTTACAAAAACAAACTGATTGTTACTTAAATCAAAATATGTATTTCTGTTTGTATCGTACACACCTGGAAAACTTACATTACCGCCACTATATCCTTCAAAAATGTTTAATTGTGTATTATATCGTAAATCGCCTACAGCATCAATTCGTTGTCCGCTATTACCTACTGGTAAAACTAAAGACTCTGTAGCATCTAAAGTTAATGTTCTTGTTGGTTCAAAAGTAATATCACTTGTATCTGTTGATATTACATTGTTTTTACTTTTAAGATCGTCAAACTTTACAGATCCAGTTGAGTTAGCACGTAATTCTAAATTTTCGTTTGTATTATTAACCTGTATGTAATTTTCATTAAAAGTAAAACTATCAATGCTTAATTTACTTAGGTATGTATTTTTCCAACGTTTGTAACTAGCCCCTAAATTATATGTATTTGTTTGATCAGGATATATGTCTTGATCAAAGGGTGTATTAAAATCAATAGTATCTGTTGCTTCATTTCCTAGAGTGACTAAACTTCCACCTAATGTTAAGTTTCCATTTAGTGTTAATTCACCCATTCTTGTATTTGTAAGTAAGTTGTGTACATTACTTGGACTTGCAAAATTAATTGGTCCGGCAATAGATTTAATTGTATTTGGTGTAACTATTCTTAGTGCACCAGTTTCTAATGTGTCACCTGTTATAAAAGTTGTGTTATTATTTGTATCTGTTACAGATAAACTTGAATATCCTGTTGCATCAACTACTTCCGCATCAATACTTGTTGTGCCATTAACTAAATCTACGTAAAAATTGTCTCCAACTTTAAAATTACCTAATTGGTCCTGTGATTGAAAATAAACTTTACCGTTATTAATTTTTACAACTTCGTTTGTTTCAATTGTAATTGTATTATCGTTAGTTACATCTTTGCCTACACCAATATATGCAAAATTGTGCGAAATAAGATATGCTAAACACTCGTCTCCGTCTGCAACAATACCGTAGTTACCATAAACACTTGCTGAACCAATTGAACGTAACTCTGCTCCTTTAATAAGAACACTGTCTGAACGCCATCTTCCTGGACCGTTTACTAGATAATATGAACGATTAGCAAAGTAAGTAAATGAGTTTAACCATTCAACCCTAACACCGTTTGTTAAAGTTATTGCGTCCACACCTGGAGTTATAAATGTTGCACTATGAAATAATATACTTGCTTCATTAGTGTCATGATCACAAACACTTCCGTCAAATAATCCACCTTTGCCTGCATCGCCGCTATCAAATCCTCTAGGATCACTAGCACTTGTAGCACTTCCATGTGTAATTACAGTTACATTTCTAATGTAAGGAGAACGTGATGTTACTCTCATGTCGCCTGCAAATCGAAAAGCATAACCTTTATCGTTTACATTGTCATAATAAAAATCTTTTATAGTTATATTTTCAACTGTAGTTTCGCCGTTTAATAAAAAACAGTCTTCACTTTGATTATCTGTTGTTGGTCGAATAACTACGTTACGTATATCTTGTCCTTTTACTGTAACACCCGCAGGAATTTCTAATGGAAACTGTTCTTCATAATCACCTGAATAGATATAAACAGTGTCGCCTGGTGTTGATTGACGCAATGCTTCTTTTATAGATGCTAGAGGACCTTGAGGATTAGTTCCTCTTTTTAAATCATCACCATTAACTGCAACGAATCGAATTTGTCCAACGCTTTTAGTAACTTCAATACCGTCAATGGTTAAGTTTTCCGCATTGATTACATTATTAACAGTAATTTGATCTGAATTTATGTCGAATCGTTTTAGATTAGTACCTATGTCAAAGTTATTATCAATATCAGGAATTAAATTAGAATCAATGTCGCCTTCAAATGCTACATTGTCTTCTGGTCCGTCACCGCCAATAAGAATATTACCATCAAATGTAATATTACCAGTAGCATGAACACTGCCGTCAACATTAACTGTTTTACCAGCGGTAATAATTTCATTAGTTCCTACTCCGCTAGGAACAATATTAATGTCACCATTTGTAACCCAAGATCCGATATAATTATCGTTAATTTCAATAGTATCAGTTCTTATACCAGGAGTATCAACACTAGTACCTGCATGATTAATATTAATATTTCCCGATAACGTTTCAATACCGTTAGGGCCAAATGTTAAATTACCAATATTAAGACTATCAGTAATTTCTAAATCTCGAGGACTTACTAAATTGTCAGTACGTGCTCTTAGTGTACCGTCAATTGTTAAGTTACGAGAGCGTGTAGTAGTATTAATACCAATCTTGCCATCAGTATGCCCGATGTAAAGCAAGTCAGTTTCAACTGCTAAATCTGTTTCTCGTAGTAGGTTTCTGCTTAGTAGCGGTCCTGATATTTTACCTAGAGACATATGTACCCTCCATACAAGTATTTATTGGATTACTTGTCGAAGTTATGTATGACTGTTACTGATTTACCGCTTGGTACTGGTGAAAGGAACTTAATATACCATCCGTCAGCATATGGTGCATTAGGTCCTGTTAAGTTTCCGCTAACACTTTGTTCTAATGTATAGTTTGTTGTGGAAATTTGTAGAACGTTCTCTACAAGAACTAGCACACTCTGTGCTGTTTGTGGAACTGGATATGACGTATCGTTTGCGTTTAATGCTCCAAACACAGTTTCAACACCGTCGCCTGTTCCTAAATCTTGTTGATGAATTGGTGTAGGCTCTTTAAGTCTAATTTCTTTCCAAACACCGTTATCGTAAAATTCAACACTGTTGTTGTCAGTGT